GTTGGAAGTCCGGTAACAGATTCTAAACCAATTGTTACTACAGAACTATTTATTCCAGCAGAAAGAGTTGTACTGATACCATCGGAAGTACCATCTGCAGGAGATCTAAAAAAAGTATAAACAGCTTGACCGTTTACAAGAGTTACACTTTGATTTTTTACTTCCCAAAAATGTAAACCTCTATTTCCCCATTCTGAAAATAAAATGTTTAAAGATCTTTTAGCAGTTTTTAACTGATAACCAGCAACACCCTGCATACCAATACGTTCGTACGCATCTTCTATAATCTCGTCAATGCCTAAGTTCTTATCAAAAACATAAGAACCTGAGGTAGTGTTAGCCATACTACGCTCCTGTGATAGTTACTGTAACGCTCCCGTCAGTTCCACCAGTTTGTGTTAAAGTTGCGCAAATTCCATCCTTAAAAAGGATTCCAGAACCAGGAACATAAACTGCTAAACCTTCAGTATCGTATTTAAAAGTAGCTTTTAAGTTACCAGCACCCGCACCACCTGTTGTAGCACTATCATGTAAAAGTATAACAGAACCTGCTTCACCTCTACCTTGAATAGAAGTAACTCTAGCTCTACCCGCTCTTAATAGAGAGATAGCGCCCGTATCTTTTTGTAAAGTTGTTTGATCACTTGAAAATGATCCTCCTCCACCTATTGACATAATTTTTCTCCTTATATTTTATGTGGGGCCGAAGCCCCACACTAATTTTTATTAACTTAAATTATTGTTCTGTAGGTAACTAATAGTTACTGTAGCAGCACCTGCTGAAGCGTCATTGTTTGCACCATTGTAGATGAAACCGATTCTAACATCAGAAGTTCCAATATCTTTCCAGTTTGCACATAATGCAGCTGTGCCCATAGCGATTGAACCTACTGCTGATATGACTGTGTCGTTAACATATAAATCAGTATCCGCAGATGAGCCAACTTCAAGTATATCTGCACCTGAATCATTAAACGCAGTTTCTACGTTTACGTCAACAGATACGATTTGAGAGTTAGCTGGGATCACAACGTTTGTATCAGTCGCTGTTCCTTCAGTAGCAAAAGTAAATGAAAATGATTGAGACATTAAAACTTGTCCTGTGTTTTTAACATCAGTTCCAACAGTTGTACCTGTAGTATTTCTTATGTTTCCGGCCGTAATAGGTCCAGAAAAGTTAGTTGTAGCCATGATTATTCTCCTAGTTAAATTCTACATAGTCTCTAGGCCGTCGACTATACTGCGTCTATGCAGAATATTAATTTATGTATAGTGTGATTTTTATATATCACTTTTTAGTAGAGTGCAAGAGATCCTACAGTAAAAGTGCGATTTCAGCGATGTAGCTTTTGTTCTAAGTAGCTACAGAAACTTGCGGAGCAACGCCTTCAACGTTATTCTGCCTGTGAGCGATTTCAGCTTCTTCAAGCTTAATTTCAGTAATGACTTGCTTGATTTTATCGTCAAGTCTAACCATGTCAAGAGTGTACTTACCATTAGTAAGATGCTCCTGTTCCCACTTCAACTCCAAGGACCTTTTTGTTTTGTATAGGTCTTGTATCATCATTAACCTCCTCATAGGTTATTCGATTTATCTCGTTATTATAGTTGTTCCCGAGATATTCCCAGTTTATACTCTTTTCTCCCAACTTGTCAAGGATTGATTGTTCAAGAGAAATAGCATTATCTTCCGCTTCAATATTAAATTTTGCGTAGTGATCGTATGCCCATATTTTTACTGTGAATTTTTTCATGAATCTCACCATGTTATTTATTAAATGTGGCGGAACTATGTTCCGCCACAAAATTACTTAGTTACTGCTTACGCACCTTCGCAACCAAAGATACCTCTATAGTCAGACGCGCCGAAAGCGTATCTTTCTCTAGCTTTGTATCTAACGTTGCCAGTATCAAAGTCTCCTTCCATTGACGTAGTCAACGGAGTTCTTGAGAACATTTTCATACCATTTGGAACGTCAGTGATTAAGTACCAAGAATCAGCATCAGTTAAGAAATTGTTCACTCTATAACCTTGAGGAACCATTCCCATTGAGTTGATTGCATTGATATCATTATCAGCAGTACCAGTTCTACCTTGAGACTTCATAAGTCTCTCAGCATTGAATTGGTTAGCCGATGGAATGATCATCTTAACCGCTTTTGCAGCTATTCTTAAACCTCTTTCATCAGTCATTTGCGCTACGTCGATTAGCGCTTGTTCTAATGAAGTTTCGTTTAAGTCAGCTTGCACTGCTAAAGTGTTTGCTACAGTACCCGCGATAGTTGGGTGTGCTGTAGAAAGTAAGTTAACGCCGTCACCAGTTTGAAAAGCAGTTCCCGCGGCTACGCCCGGTAAACCATTATTCAAAGGTGCTGCACCTTTAACTTCTTTAGCATTTGACATAGATCTTGCTAGTGCTTTTGTGTATCTAGAAGAAAGTCTGTCATAAAGGTTGTCCTCTATTGCTTCTTCTGTGATAGCGAAAGCTAGCGCGATCGTTTCCATTGTGTATCTAGCAGTGTAAGTTTCTTGCGCGTCGTCGTACGCAATTCCTTGACCTTCTGCTTTTACATCTGCGTTTGCAAAACCACTTAACATTACTTCTTCTTCAAAAGCTCTGTCAGATGATTCTGTTGTATAAATCTCAGCATGCTGATTTTCATACCTTTTGTACTCCAGCCCAAATAAAGCATTTAGGCCTGGTTCTAGTTCTTTAACTAGTTGTGCTCGTGATATTGCCATATTATGCTCCTATTATTGCCACGTAACCGCACCAGTGAAATATTGGTTTAAGTTGTGCGCGACTACCACTGAACAATTCGCTGCTGCGATATCGTTATTTTCAGGGTCTTCTGCAGTTCTTACCAATCTCCATTGATTGTTAGTTGCGTGCCTTGTAGCGTAAGTTAACTCTGAACTTGACTGACCAGATAATTCTGAACCAGCCGCTGTTACAGTTAGACCGTATGTTTTACCATATTCAGCCTGTGCTGCTGCAGCGTCAATCGAAGCAACAAAAAGTTGATTCGGATTGTCAATTACAAAAGCAGTTATATCTTCGCTATTAGCTGGAGTAATAGGTTGGTTGTAGAAATTCGCAAATGTCGGCTTCTTAGTTGAAGCGTCGTTATAGAATATTCCATTCAACACACCTATACAAGTGTTAGTGATGGCAGCTTGTGCAGTTACAATGTATCCAGCGGCGCTTCTTACAGCAGTCCCTTGGAACAGATCAACAGCCATGCCAGCATCAATAAGATATTTGCCTTGACCTTGAGATGCCATTGTTGAACCAACAGTACCTTGCGCGATCAAACCAAAACCTTGTGTGTTTCTATTTGCCATAGTTATTACTCCTTATGAACCTGCCGTCGTAAAACGGCCTCCAGTTCGGTTGATATTATTTCGATGTTAAGAATTACTTCTTGGTACCACCGAAAGTGTGCTTCGAATTCCTATCAACACTGATAGGCATTCTTTTATCCTGATCCCTAAGTAAGTCGGTTTCCACTGACTCGTCTTGACCTTCAGTTTGTCTTCTCTGATAATCTATACGAGACTGTGCGAGTTCTTCGGGTATCCTTGCCAGGAGAAGGCCACCTACTCCAATCACTCCAGCGTATTTTCCGTCTAAGACAGTTGGGAAAGAATCGTCATTGTATTCGTCAGCTCTCACTAACTCATAACCAGATCTCAATCTACCATGAATATTCTTGGTGTCATTGAAACCCATTGACTCTGCTCTTATCCATCTGTGCCTAAATCCGTCAGGCGCTGGTGGTGCATCTAGAGATGATGGGGGCTTATACTCTTTTGGACGTTCAGTCTTTGTCCGAGTCTCAGCCGCACGTAAAGGTTTTTTTTGTTCTTCTTTTGTCATATGCTTATGCTCCTTCCGTGAGTTTTAATTGTTTTGCATACTCTTCGAGTGGCACACCTAATTTTTTAGCTATTGCTACCTGTGAAGATGTGAGTCTCACAGTTTTGCGACCAGGTTTTGCGCTTCTATTGGCTGAAGCCACCGACTGAACGGGTTTGGTCGTCGCCTTGTCTTCATTAGTACCAAATTTATGACCAAAGTCAACTCTAATCCTTTTATCAATTTCTCGATAATATTCATCAGACTTGGGATCAAAACCTTCTTTGTCTACTAAATCCTTATGAATTTCAAACGCAGTAAATGTCATAGCTCTATCTGTTCCGAACCATCTATTTTTTGCTGCCCAATCTTCTGCTTGAGGATCTGCTTCCGGTAATGATTTTGGTGTTTGTTCTGGTAGTCTACCACCATCCGATAATTGTACAGGTGTTTCCTGTGCAACCGGTTGTCTTCTCATTTGCAGATTTGCATTCTCCAACGCAAGTGCTGCAATTTTTTTATTTGCCGTAACTTGTAGATTTGCATCTTGTGACTCTATTGCCATTCTCAATTCATTTTGAGCTGACTCCATTGCACTCGTTACATTCTCTTTAAGTTTTTCAGTATAATCAGAATCAACTTTTTGAAATCTTTCATTATCGATTCTTCTTTTCTGTTCTACAGCATTCGCATATTCAACAGCAGCAGCTTCTCTTCTTTCTGCTTCTCTCATCTTACGCGTAAGTTTTGCAATTCTAGATTGCACACCTCTGCTATAGTCTTCTAATTTTTCATCGCTAGTTGTTTCGTTTTCTACTGTCTCTTCTTTTTTTGTTTCTTGTTCCGTGGTTTCTGGAGCGGTATTAACTACCGACTCATCTTTTTCTTCAGGTACATTAATCTCGGTCTCCGGACCGGATGTATCAATGTCTACTGTTTTGTTTTCTTCCTCTGGCATAGTGTCCTTCCTATGTTAAAATTTGTGTAAGATATCTGTTGGATCTTGCACAGTTGCTAGTACTTCGTCATCATTAAGAAGACGAACTTCCCCACCTTCAATTTCAATACGTGATCCTGCATAACGTGCGAAGACTACCCAGTCTCCAACCTTGCACCATGGACCATCGTTAAATCTATCTTTATCTCTATAACAATCAGGTCCCATTGCTAATACGTTACCGCACTGTGATCCTACTTGTTGTCTTTCTAGAGTATCTTGTCCTAACAAAACTCCACCCTTAGTTTTTTCATTCATCTTAAATGGTAAAACTAAAAGTCTCCAACCCGTAGGTATAGGTAGCTTTGTTTTTTCTTTTGTGACTTCTTTTTTTTCTGATTTTTTTACACCAAGTAATTCTTTATTTGGTGTTATTATTTTTGGTGTCACCGATGTTGATGACTGTTCCTCTGTCTTCATTTTGCTCCTTATCGTTTAGCAGGTTAGAGATTTCCTGATGCACTGATTCCAATGCATTGATCTGTCCTATTATATACTTGTAAGTTCCCATATTGTCAACCCCACCAGAGGTCACTGATATAGTTAATGATTGTAGTCTTTTTGAAATAGTTCTTCTTAAACTATTTAATACTTGTTCTGGTTCCATTTAACATTTCCATCTTCTCCGTGCTTGTCTGATTCGAGAATTAGGATCGTTACGTGTTTTAGCTGACGAGTTTTTTAATTGACCTGCGCTTCTTGCACAGTACGACTTTCGTCGGTTTGCAGCTTTTGACCCTTTTTTCACTTTACCAGTCACGGCTGTTTTTAATTTACTTCCAGGGTTTGCTGCCCTGTAAGCTTTAACACCTTTTGCTGTCATTCCAGCTCCGGATTTTGTTTTTCTATAATTAGCACCCTTACCTGTAGTAGTTTTTCTTATAGGGTTTTCTGCTCTACCACCTTTAGCATAATTACTTACTTTTTCTGCCATTGTATAACCATCTGTATTGTGACCAGGAGGTGGTTTATAACCAGCTCTTGGACTTGTTGCATGTTGCAAAGTTAAAGCAGTTTGGCCCGCGTTTGGTGACCTAGTTCTCATTAAGCTTTCTTTTTATTTTTAGGCTTCTTAGCTGTTTTTGCTGCTCGTTTAAAGTTAGCTGCAGTAGGTGCACCCTTAGCACCTGGTTTTCTCATTTTTTCACCACTACCAGCTTTGATTCTATTTCTTTTGGCTGCGATGTTCGCGTATAAACCTTTTGCTTTTGCCATTATGCTTTTCCCTTCTTTTTTTTCTTTTTAGGAATAATTCCTTTTGCCATTAAAATATCTTTTTTAGTAATTTTACCATCACCTGAGTGATCT